CTGAAGTTGAGAAGTCACAGTCACACTCTTGTGCAGCTGCTCTTACACCCAATTGCTTGGTTTGCTCTTCTCTCCAACTCTCTTCTCTTTCTGGATGTACTGTCCAAGGTAAGCTAATAGGTATAAACTTGTTCTCCCCTAATTGTGCTTTTGTAAACTCCTTATGAAACCAGTTACCAACACCATTAGGAGTTGATAAAGCAATACACTTACCACCTGTGGCAAGAGTTTGTTGTGCTGCTGTAAAGATGTCTTCAATTCTATCAATAAAAGCTGCCTCGTCAATAACCAGTAAAGATACTGCTTCTGAACGTGCTGAGTCTGTTGCTGCTGATACTGCTTTTATTTGAGATCCGTTTGCCAGTCTTAGACTAAGTCTGTTATCTTCTAAAGCCTTTAGTCTCATCCAAGATGGTAGGTTCTCATATGCAAATCGAACTTTTGTTACTAGGTTCTTTGCTGTTGCTTGAGTTGTAGCAATTACTAAGATATTCTTATCTGAATTGAATAACATCATCCATAATGCATACGCTGATGATAGTGTTGATATTCCTAATTGTCTTGATTTGTTAATGATAGCATTATCATGCTTTTGAAAAAGGTATAAAACCTTCTCTTGGAAAGGATATAGGTTAAAGTGCATTCTTCCTCTAGTAGGATGTTGAATCGTGTAATACTTCTTCATGAAGTAAACAGGATCTTGCTTACACTTTATTAGCTCTTGTTTGACCGCTTCTGCTATCGTTGCTTGCTGTGACATCTTGTATTAAATTGCCAAGGTTAGTGCCACTACAACGATTCCTATTAATCCGAATGATTTTAATTTGTTGGTAAACTTTGACTTAGTTAGTTCGAATTGTAACTGTGAGACTGTCTTTTTATAGATAGCTTCTTTTTCGTTTTGTGTTTGAATAATGCCTTGATAGTTTGTTTCTTTTTGTCTTAAAAGACTAACCACAGTATCTTTATTGGTAATAACTTGCTTTAAGTCTGCAACTATACTATCGCATAAAACTAATTGCTGCTTCACAATATCATAGTGTGATAAGTCCACAGCAATTGCTTTTGCCATTTTAGTTGGCATGCAGTATGGTTTACTATCTGTTTCCGTACCTGCTTGTGAAAAAGCTGTCGAGCTGAGTAGTATTAAAGTTATTAATATTTGTAACTGTTTTTTCATGTTCTTTTTTTAACTTCTTAATTTTAGCTTCACGTACACTAACTTGTGTTGTTAAATCCTTATTAAGATTCTCTACACTATCAATCTTAAGCTCAGCTACTGCATTCAACTCCTCCAATACCTCTATTTTAGTATTTAAAGAGTCAATTTGCTTATCAACTGCTTTTAGATTAACCATGGTCTTACTAGTCCATATAGCTAATCCAGCTAAGCATATTAGGACAAGTAGTCCTGCTATTACACTAATCTTCTTCATCGGATACATTTAACATTGCGTCTGCTTTGGCTCTGATCTTTTTGATTTGTGCAGGAACGTTTCCAATCTGCACTTTGTATTGATCTAACGAAATGTCTCCTGCTTTTAACTTAGATATTAAGTGATCCTTCTTTGCAAGTAACTGTGATAAGTTAGCTCTACCTTTAATATCAAACTCTTCTTCTGCATCTGAAGGAAGTGATGTTGGTTCTTCTGCTGATAACTCTTCATCAGAATCTTCCTCTGGTGCATTCATGTTATCCTCAGTATCATCCATCTCAACTTCTTCCTCTTCCTCTGCCTCTGGCATTGTGATATTGATATATTCTTCTTCGGTAATTAAACCAGCAAGCTTTTGAATTCTAGCTGTTTCTGCAATTAATGTTTTTTTCATACTCTATGTTATATAGTCTTTATATAAATATGACGTTATCTAACTATACGCCTTTTATTTTAAATTAGCAACAGTTTACGATTCTGTTTTCTCTGCTTCTACTTCAGCTTCTGTTGGTTCTGGAGTTGATGCTTTTGGTTCTTTCGTTGCTGTTTCACCTTCTTCAGGTCCTTTTGTTTGTATTGGATTTCCAAGTTCAAGTAATCTAGTGATTGCTGTCATACATCTTTCTTTCTCACCAATAGTCTGTAAATAAAACTTCTTACCTGCAACCTTTGCTTCATATGCCCTACCTAAGTAAGTTAAGTAAAATGCTTGGTCGTTGTGTAATACAATCTTAAATGTTGTTGGTTTAGGTGCTACGATGTAGATTCCTGTTACATAATCCTTATATGCAGGAGTCATTAGCATCTCCAATGTTTCAGCCATTGTAGGATACTTCTGTAGTAAGAAGGCAATTGGGTTATCTTCGAACGAAGTAACCTTTGGTTCCATCTTTTCAACTTCTGCTAAGATTAGTCTTTTGAAAAACTCCTTGTTGTTCATATTATGATAATAAGTGGTAATATTCTTTAAAATGTTTGATACGATCAGCTAATCCAATTGTACCACCATTTACTCTTTTAGTTACTGCTGTTACTGTTGCATCATCTGCTCCTTTATCACAAATAGACCAAAGTTTATTTGAATCAAAAAAGAATGCTGCTGATGCTAATGGATACTTGGTTGCTACTAAATCTGGGTTAGCTACACAATCCTCACCAATATACTTAGTAAATCCTGTATAGTTAGACTTGCCTGTTAATTGGATATATCCACGTCCACGGAATTTAAAGCCTTCCTTAGAAGCTTCATCTCCATTACCCATACGAGATGCATATACTTTAGAAGCAATCTTTTCAGGATTACGAGCATATGACTCAGCTAAGTTTCCAGGAAAATATTTAGGGAAGATCTTCTTAAGACCATCTGCAGAATAGTTCACGTTTTCAGATACTGCTTTAAAGCCACCTGATTCATGACCACATTGTGCCAAGAAGTGTGCTAATCTTAATGTATTTGTAATATTAAACTTAGCTGCTGTAGTAGGAATCTGTGCAATTACTGCATCAGGAATATGTCCTTTTAACTTATCTAATTTAAAAGCTCCTGTAGAAGCTGCTGGTGCTGCTGGTGCTGCTCCGAACATCTTAGTCCAAGTTCCTTCACCTACCATACCATCTGCTGCTAAACCATTAGCTGCTTGCCACTCTTTTACTTTAGCTTCAGTACCTGGTCCAAATGCACCATCTGCTGCTAATCCTAATTTTGCTTGAAGTTTTTTAACGTCTTCTCCGTTTGATCCGTTTTTTAATAACATAGTTAATGTTGGTTTATAGTGATTGATTGATCTTATCGATTGCTTGTTGAGGACTTAACTTTCCATCCATATATGCTTTATATAGTGAAACTTTGATACCATTAGATATCTTTGCATTTTGTAATAGAGACATCACATCGCCTGTTGTTTTATTTACAGATGGTGTTATATCTATTGGTTGAGTTGTTCCCATTGACATCTTTTGCTCAGAGCTTAGGATCTTGCTAACTGGTTTTGTGGACCACATTCTGCAACTCCAGTATGCTGGGCTAGTTCTGTCCTTTTGTTGAGAACACTTATGTCTTGCTCTAAAAGCTTTCTTTCTTACTGGGTTGTCTCTTTTGATTGAGAGGTTAGGATCACCAAAGTTTACCTTAACTACATTTCCCTTTTTATTCTTAACATACACCTTATACTTCTTCACATCCCCTCTCATAGGTTTTCCTAATCTAACCTTGCGGCCTTGGTATTCTGCTTCTTGAAGTGTATTGTAATGCTCTGTAATGTATTCTGCTAAGCATTGAGGGCAATACTCATCTGTTTCGAGTATTCCATCAGCTTCTTCTTTTAATCGTCTCTCACAGCTTCTTTTGCCGGTCAAATAAGGTTTAGGATGTGCTGTGCCTTTTACGTGCACATGTCCACATGCATGACAACAAGTTCCTTTTGCCTCTTCCATAAATCTTAACGTAAAAACTTAAGTTTATATTTAGTTGACTCTACTAGATCTACAATCTCATCTACTTTATTTTGTAAGTAGCTATCACTTGGCAATCTTTTACGAATCTGTTCAATGTATGCAGATACTCCTTCAAAATAGGTAAGTGCTGCTCCATCTTCTTTGAAAGTGCTTGGAGAAGTGTAGTTTGTAATAATACCATATCTACCTTGGTAGCCTTCAATAAAGCTATCTACTAAATCTACAATTTGATCGTAATATTTGTTTAATGCCTTGTGAGCAGCAAACGAATCTGTTTGTAAGTGGAAAATATGCGCTTGTGTTCTAGTTGCGAACAACGTTGATACAAAATTTGCTACTGGTTCCATGTTATTCCTTCTCGTCTAATTGCTTCTTACTTGCTGCAACTGCTTTGTGCTTTTCACGTAGCTCTTTAATTTTTGACATCTTCATCTCTGCCATTGAGTGATACTTATCTGCTTCTTGAGGAACTTCTGATGTCATCTTCATATGGTCATTGATCTCCTTTTGGAGTTTAGCAATAACTTTATCAATCTTATCAACTACTTGAGATTTCTTCTCTTCTAAAGACTTTTGGCTAGCCATCTTATCAGTTAAAAGAGTGTTTGCTACTTTCATAGCTTCTTCCTCAGTTGTATAATATCCGTGTATTTGGTTTTCAGTAGTAGTCATGTCTGAGTTTCTAGTCATGTCTGAATTCCTAAGTATGTTTGAGTATTCTGCTACAAAGTCCATTGGATTAGTAGCTACTACCATCTTTTCAATATCTTCTGGTGTGTTTGTATCACCAAGAGATGCTGGATCCATTACCAAGTAAAATTCGAAGGTATTTTCCATTACTGGTTCTTTTTCTTCTTTTTTAACTTTAGCAGGAAGTCCTTTATGTTTAGTAGAAGCGAAATCTGTTGCAGACTTCTTTTTCATTGTCTTAGCTAGGTCAGCCACTGTCCCAGTAGGATTCTTTAATTCACCCTTTTGTGCTGCGTGAACCATTCCCATAAGTTTTTGCTGTGCTTTTGATTGTGCTGGCATATTAATCTGTTTGGTTATAAATATCTTTGTTTCTTAGTTTGGCTATGAATTCCTTGATTTCCTTGTATGACTCTTTCTTATCACCTCCACTACTCCACTCTTCAACATCTCCAGCTTCTGATACGTATGTAAGTTTATCTGTCATCCAAGCCTCTAATGCACTGTCTAGATCATCTAGTGTTGCATTTTTATTTGCATTCATTTGATCCGACTCATACTCTTCCCACTTACCCTGTCTTTTAATCTCAGTTTCCATGTCTACAACACAGTTAAAACAAGTACCGTGAATTGCCCACATTTTTTTATTGAGGTCATTCACCTTCATAAGTCCATTACATTTTGGACAATTAAAAGGTAGTACTACTAACCGTTTGATAGAGTCTAACTTTGTAACCGTTTGCTTTATTCCATTCTTAATAGTCCAGTCTTTTCCATCCTGTTCCCAAACATCTCCTTCTTTATGATCAACTTGATGTTTTTCCCACCCAGCTTGTGTTTGTGTCTTATCTCCTGTTTTACCAGTGATAAGGTTCCTCATACGCTGAACATCGCGTGTTTGAAATTGCTTCTTTAAATTCATAACAGTGTTATTTAGTATTAGCGAACGAATCCACTAAGTTGTATTTAATTCCCTCTCTTTTTAATGTATCAAGAAGCTCTTTGTAAGCTCTGTAGTATGGTGGAACGTCCTCTTCACCTTTATAGTAGTCTGTTATACTTGCTGATAGCTCTAGTACATCTATATATAGGATGCAGTCTTTTATATCTACTTCTTTTTTAACAACCCTTTCCTCTGTTTCATCTGAAGATCTTCCTTTGCTTCTTTGACTAAAATCGTAATCAGATTCTTTAGATCCTCCTCTACCATACCCATACTTAAAATCTGCATGTGGCTTAATGCTATAATTGTCAGATAGTTTGTCTCCATCTAAAGTAAATCTAACCTCTGCTGGTACACTTGATGACTTTAAGTTAAAGTTACGTGTAAATGAGATTGAATCTAATACAACCGTCTTTAGTTTAAAATCTGACTTGATTATCTCGTTTGCTGCTCCGTATGAAGTGAAGTGGTATATGGTACCAACTTGCTTTCTTTCTTGAAGACTTTGTACTGGCATTTCTAGGTCGTAGATAGACTCATCTAACTTTCCATAATCCCTAAGCAATATACCTGCTAATGCATTGGCTTCGTTCTCTATCTCTGATCCTGTCTCACCTGCATTAACACCTAACATACCAAGTTCATTTTGTCTATGATGTACTAATTCGTGTGCTATACTTCTAACTATATCTGCTGTGTTTCTAGTTGCGTAGTATACTTTTATGCAGTGATCATTTGGATTATACTCACCAAACGATCTATTAGTTCTTACCCATTCAGAATTCTTTGTAAGTTTTATCTGGGGCATATCTAATATGTTTAGCTCCTCTTTACAGTACTTAACAAACTCTCTAATTACCTTAACCCTCTCGTTCGTCATCTGTATAGTTAGTTGCTAACATTTTAAATACTTTTGGTCCTGCTCCTTTGTTAAAGGCTGCTTCTGGGATGCAGTTTACAAATGCTTCATAGTCACCTGTTTTTAAACATCCTCTACAAAACACTGAAGTTACTCCTTCTGACTTTTCGTCAGCGTTAATCTTCTTAACTTGGTTTGGATATGTATCTGTCACGCTTGTTAAGTATCCCTGATCGTCTGATTCATCCTCTCCTCCTACAATGTAGATTGGAGATGTGTCAGGATGTTTAGTGATATATTCTATAACGTCTTGAATTGGACTATCCTTAGTTGATAATTGAACTTTAATCTTAGGATTAGGCAATGCTTGAAGGTACATGTTCCAAATCTGTAAAGATTCTTCTGGAGTAATTCCATCTAATTCCTTTGTAGATATAATGATAATAACCTCTGTAATATAATTACGAGAAGCTAATTCATATGCTACTTTAAAGTGTCCTTTATGAGGAGGTTTAAACTTACCTGGATATAAACATGGTCCTGGCTCGTTAATAATCTCTTCAGCAATTAACCTTCCCAATTGAGATAAATCCATCTTGTATTAGTCTAAGTTTTCGTTAATTGCTTTTACAAGCTTCTTTGCTAATGCTTTAGTTAAGAGTATTGATGTAGATTCGTTTACAAGTCTAACAACACCAGCTTCAAATTCAACTGCTACACCTTTATCAAGTTTAACTTCCTTTTGCTCCTTCTCTAAAAGAGATATGATTGACTCCTTAAGAGTCTGGGTGTCTTCATCTTTAGGAAGGCTTGTAGGAAATCCTGGTTGTGATCTATATTGGTTATACATCTTAATAACATCTACTTGTCTACCTTTTGCCTTTTCTAATTTGTCAAGTAAAAAAGGCTTACCTTCAAAATATGCTTTTAAATATGCGTAATAATCTTTCATGTTAATATAGGTTGAGTTAGAGTACTTGCGTCATAATAACGCTATTATGTATAAATAGTTCGTTTTTATAACTCAGCTGCAATTAAGGTATATTAGTCCTCTAGTTTATTAATAAAGTTACCTAATTTATTGGTAACCTCTTTATCATACTCTACTAACCACTCTCTACACTTAATAACCTTTTCTTTGATCTGTTCTTCTATAGCTTCATCCCTTTTAAATTGATAAGCTACCCATCTCTCAGAATCAGGTAAATGTGTATAGATTACTTCCTTTCCGTAGTTAGCATCTGCTGGTGTATCCATTAATGCATAAAATAGGATTGCTTCTGTGCAGCCTGTAAGCCACATGTACGCCCTAAGCTGCCACTCATAGTCAGTGTTTAAGCTGTTTGCAGACTCTATTAACGTTTTCTTATTCCAACTACATTTCAAGTCAATAACAGTCTTACCAAGGATAACATCTGGTGTTCCTATCATCCATTCGTTTTGGTATATGTTAATATTCTTAGAGGCTTGTTCGTATCCTAATTGGGTAGCCATATAGTCAATAGCTGCATCTTCCATTAAGATCCCTTTAGCCATATACTTACTTGGAACATCCTCAAAAGATTGTGCATACCACTCTAATAGGTATGTTTTACAGGTTGCAGATAATTCTCCACTTACCTTTGAATTTGACATTATCTTTCCTAATGCACTTGGTCGTGCTCTAAATTTGGTTTCGTCTAACATTGTAGTTCGATTTTTTTAAGTAATAAATTACCAAACGTTAATTGCTTGGCTGTGTGTAAATATTTGGTTACGTGTTCAAATCCTAACTCACTTGGATCTTTTCCATCCAAATCAACTAAGTAAACATCTTTTCCTAAGTTAAGAAGTTGTAATGAATAATCAATAGATTGCTTGAGAGCATCTCTATCTAAAGCTAAGTATACGGTTTTAATATCGGTTTCAACTAACTTCATCATTAGAGCTTTTGGAATAGTCTTTCCAAACAACGGAATAGCATTTCGTTTTAACGCTATTGCATCAAAGATTCCTTCACATAATATTACAGGTACTTTCCAATTGATTAAGTATTCTAATCCTATTAGATCGTTCTTGTTGCAAGAAGGAGCATTATACTTTCGAAGCACTTCAGCTTCAAAAGATCTTGATATAAAGTAGTTGATTTGTCCATCTTTATCGTAAGATGGTACTATGATAGAGTTTCTATACTTTCCTGTTTCACAATATCCTATATTGTACTTTAAGATATCTTCTGCAGTGAGTCCTCTCTTAGTAACGTATGCTTTAGCTTGTCTATAAGTAAGTCCATTAGAAGGCTTAGTAAGAGATACAAATTCTTTTGGTAATTCAACTTTGTTGTAGATCTTATCTTGATGTTCACCTTTTCCGTCTGGAAAGTATGATCTCATCTCCTTTAATTGGTCTTGAGTTGCTCGTACTTTTTTAAGTAGGGACACAGGGGTTCCACCTTTAGCATTACATACCCAGCAATGCCAAACTCCTAAACTCAAGTCAACCTCTAGTTTTGGTTTGTGGTGTTTACATAAAGGACAGTAAAAAGCATGATTGCCTTTTGTGGAAGGCTTTGAATTTCCTAAAACCTTATGTAATAATCCTAATACTAACCTTGAATTTTCCATATAAAACTTCTATATAGAATATACAAATTTTTATTCAGACTTGCAACTTTTAGGAGATTCTTCTATCCACTGTTGGGGAATGAGTTTGTCTGCATAAGGAATGCCTATCTTATCACACCACTCTCCATAAGTTGTCTTAGACTTCTTAGTGATCTTAGTCCTAGAGTTTGTAAATACAAATCTAATGTCTAATTCAGGATGTTGTTGTTTGATTAGTTCATGCTTCTTTCTATCTGCTAGTAAGAATCTTCCTTTTGTCTCTACTATGATACCATTTGGAAGTTTGAAGTCTGGTAGGTATGTTCTGTTCTTAGCAGGTTCGATAAATTTAACTATGCTTGCTTTGCTTTCATAGTCGTATTCAACTTCATTTTGATCTAGTTGCTTTGCTACGGATTCTTCTAATCCACTTCTAAAGCCATATTTGTGTGCTACGCTCTTAGCGCTTTGTTTTTTCTTCTTTGCCATAAACCTTTTGTTTGTTTTAACTATCCCACCTAATGATAAAGGTAATATCGGTATTGGTGGGGATTGCATACGGTGTTGCTAGTTTCCCAACAACAAGTAGCTCGTTTGATTCGTTATAAAGTCCTACTGTAGTAGCGTATGGTGTAAATGCAGATCCTGTTAGGTTATCTATCATTGTTGCAGATCCAGACGCAAATACAGAAGGATTAAGTGAGTAATTAAAGTCGTTCTCATTAACATGACACTTTACTTCGTTTTGGTAGATTGTAGTCTCCGCAACTAAATTAAGTGTATAGGGTATTGATCCTGTTAATATAAGTCCCATATGGATTAGTTGGTAGTAGCCATTTGTGCACTAATAGAAGATACAGCTCCTTGTACTTCTGCGTGAAACCATACCGCTACAGGCGTTGCATCTCTTGCGGTTAGTAGTAATAATGCAAGTTGTCCGTTTGAATCTGTAACTGCGTGATTAATTGAACCTGAATTTGATATAGGTACAATGTTGCTACCTGAAACTATAGTATATGTAGGATTTGTTCCACTTAATGAGCTTGTTGCAGCACCATATTGAGATGTGCTTGTCCACCAATGTACTAGTTGTCTTTTATTACTTAAGGCAGTTCCGTCAGCCTTTGTTAATGTTGTTGTAAATACTTGTGAAATTGTATCTCCAGATGCAGATAAACTAGCACTAACAATTGCAGTGTTTATAATACTACCTGTAATAGTTGTATTACCAATCACTTGTAACTTGTCGTTTACCTTTGTAGTGTGAGGTCCTCCAGCGTTTCCTAGCTCAATTGTATAGTCAGTAGTATTAACAACAAATGCGTTTGTGTCAAGAAATCCATCGTAAACTGTGAGAGGAATGGATTGTTCGTTTCCACTCAGTACTGTGGCTCCTGCGTTGAGGTCTATTAAATTTGTTATTCCACTTACAGATAGATTAGTTGCAATTTGAGCTGAGCTACCCACTGTTAACTGTCCACTACTTTCCATAGATCCTAATACCTTCATGCTACCAGTCTTTTGTAGAATTGATGCCGAAAGAAATAATAGTGAGTAGTCTAAATCTTGATATGTTAAGATAGATCCTGTTGCACTAGGTCCATATTGTCTTGTTTTAAATGCGTATGTTGCCATTTTGTTCTACTGATAATTTTCTGTTATAATTGCTATGCCTTGTGCATATATTAAGTTTCCAACATGTATTGCGTCTGTAGATCCTACATATCCATCAACTACATAAGAGGAGCTTACATATAAGCTTCCCGATTGTCCACTATCTATTAAGTTTCCATTTCCATCATCTTTAACACGGTATGCTGATGATGTTAGCTCGAAACTATATCTTGCTATCTTTTCTCCATAAACAAGTCTAGGTACGTTAAGTACTGTAACTAATGCTCCTGATTGGGTTGGAAATAATCTTATATCTGCTTCCTGTGTTCCCACAGCTGCTGTCGATTGTAGATTGTTGTCATATCCCGATCCCGATACTAAGCTAGATCCTGATAGGTAGTTTATATAATATAGATGCTTTACAGCATTATAGTTAATTGTTGATTGACTTGGAGTTCTCTGTGAAGTTATACTTCCATTACTTCCTGTCAAAATATAAATACCAGTACCAGCTAAATTCGTACTTGAATATGATGCACTATACTTAAGCTTGATTGGTGTTGTAACAACATCACTAACCTTTAATGTATTTGATGCTCTTCCCATGTTACCAGTCTAATTTAACTCTAACTAATAGCTCTTTTGTAAAATCTTTAGGTAGTGGTTTAGATAGCTTTGCAACAGCAAGTAAATCTTGGTTTGCATTATATAGTCCTACAGTCGTTACATAGGTTCTAGGATTATCTACAAGTGTATCATATGTTATTGCTCCTGATCCGTTTATAAAAGTTGGATTAGATGTGTAGTTGTAGTTTTCTCCATCTACTTTTACAAAAAGAATACTAGATGCCACAGTCTCTTCGGAGTCTAATATAAATCCTACTTGTCCAGCAGTCTCTGCAGCATTGCTAATTGCATTGGATAGTTGTATTTGTGGTACCGCTGACATGCTTGCTGGAGTTGTGGTTGGTGTTAAAAGGATTCCTCCATTAGCATACCCTAATGCTAGTGCTTTAGGATTTAATATAATAATTCCAACATCAGGTAAGAATAGTCCGTATGATCCTGCTGATGTGTATCCAGCCCTTGTTGTGCCAGATACTAGATTTGTTATTGCTTTTCCATCTGATCCCGATACAATATCAAAAGCTCTTCCGCAATCTAAATAAGGAATAGCTAAGTTGTTTGATGCAATATCTTGAATGTTTGTTGTAAGTTGTATTACCTTTC